CTAAGCGTGTCAATACCGGCAGATCAGGTTGATGGGCTACTGATCGAGCGGGCAGTTGCAAAGATCGACAACGACCCACGCGAGGCGCTGAGGTGGTTCTATGTCTATGGCGGGTCTCCGGCAAAAGCCGCGAAGTACATCAAGTGCAGCACTCACGGACTGGCCGAGCTGCTGCACCAGGGCCGCGATCTGTTGCAGAAGCGCACTAGCTCACGCAATGAGCTTGCACTAGCTCACCACATGAGCTAGTATCCGGCCCATACCGATAGCGAAGACGCGCCCGGACCGCCACAAGGGGATAACTGCCCCAGGCGAACGCACACAGCCACCCATGCGGTGGCTTTTTTCATTGGAGCCAGCGACCCGGAAACGGACTGGTTAGACGATGTACAGCCAAGCAATAGCCGATCAGGTGTGCGAGCTGCTGGCAGATGGCTTGAGTCTGCGCAAAGCGGCAGAGCGAGCCGGCACAACGCATTCCGTGATCTTGGGGTGGGTGAAGGACAACAAAGCCTTTTCCGACCAATACACCCGCGCGCGTGAGATCGGCTACCAACTCTTGGCTGACGAGATCATCGAGATCAGCGATGACAGCAGGGGCGATACCTGGGTAGACGACGACGGCAACGAGCGCACTGATACAGAGCGGGTTGCCAGGTCAAAGCTTCGGATGGATTCGCGCAAGTGGATGCTTTCCAAGATGCTGCCGAAGATGTATGGCGACAAGGTTGTGCATCAAGGCGATCCGGACGCGCCAGTTGTCCACAGGATCGAGCTAGTTGACCTCGACAGCGAGGATTAAGCTCCCGAAGGTTCTGCGGCCTGTATTTGCTGGGCGCGCAGACGTTCGCGGCGCCTATGGTGGGCGAGGGTCTGCAAAGACTCGCTCATTCGCCAAGATGATTGCCGTGCGCGGGTACATGTACGGCATGTCTGGCGTGACTGGGCAGCTAGTCTGCGGCCGGCAGTTCATGAACTCGCTAGAGGATTCCTCACTAGAGGAATGCAAGCGGGCGATTGAGGACGAGCCATTCCTCGCGGATTACTACGAGGTTGGTGACAAGTACATCAAGAGCAAAGACGGGCGCATTTGGTTCACGTTCGTCGGCCTTGACCGAAGCATTGCGTCCATCAAGTCGAAGGGGCGCATCCTCATCTTGTGGGTTGATGAGGCTGAGCCAGTCACTGATGAGGCATGGAACGTTGTAATCCCCACTCTGCGCGAGGAAGGAGAAGACTGGAATGCCGAGCTGTGGGTGACATGGAACCCGAAGCGCAAGACGGCCGCAGTTGAGGGCCGATTCAGGCATTCGAGTGATCAGCTCATCAAGGTTGTGCAATGCAACTGGAAAGACAACCCGAAGTTCCCGGAGAAGTTGGAGCGCGAGCGGCTGCGTGACCTGGCGGAGCGGCCAGACCAGTACCGGCATATCTGGGAAGGCGACTACATCAGCGTCATATCCGGCGCTTACTTCGCTTCCGGCATCACGGCAGCGAGGGCAGAGGGCCGGATTGGCAAGGTGGCCGCTGACCCGTTGATGACGCTGCGCGCGTTCTTTGACATCGGCGGGACTGGCGCAAAAGCTGATGCTGTGGCTATCTGGATAGCCCAATTCATCGGGCGCGAGATTCGAGTGCTGGACTACTACGAAGCTGTTGGCCAGCCGTTGGCGACTCACATCAACTGGCTACGGGCCAGCGGGTACGAGAAGGCCGGTGTCTGGCTTCCTCACGACGGCGACACGCAAGACAAGGTTCACGACGTGAGCTATGCAAGTGCTCTGCGTGATGCTGGCTTTGCGGTCACGGTGATTCCGAACCAAGGCAAGGGCGCTGCGATGGCTCGCATTGAGGAAGCCCGCAGGCTTTTCCCAAGCATGTGGTTCAACGAGGAAAAGTGCCAACCTGGCCTAGATGCCCTTGGCTGGTATCACGAGAAGCGGGACGAGAAGCGCGGGATTGGCCTCGGCCCTGAACACGATTGGGCAAGCCACGGGGCAGACGCCTTTGGCTTGATGTGCGTGGCTCATCAGCCGCCGATGATGAAGCAGGCACCTTTGAACTACCAAAACAGGCGAACAGCATGAAGAAGATGGACGATGACGAGCTGCTGCGCTTCCTAGAAGCTGAGCACGACTCCGCCTATCACTATTCAAGTTCGCAGATCGCTAAAGAGCGCGAACAGGCTATCCGCGATTACAACCGGATGCCTTACGGCACCGAGGTTGAGGGGCGCTCTCAGGTCATCACGTCGGATGTGTTTGATGCTGTTGAGGGGATGCTGCCTGATCTGCTTGATGTGTTCATCAGCAGTGACAAGGCTGTTGTTTTTGATCCTGTCGGCCCCGAGGATGTGGAAGCTGCGGAGGAAGTCACCAACGCCTGTAACCACGTCTTCTACAAGCAGAACAACGGCTTCCTGACGCTCTACACCGCTGCCAAGGACGGCCTGACGCTCAAAACGGGCGGCATCAAGTGGTGGTGGGATGTCAAGCGCACGCCGAAGTGGGAGACGTTCCGGGGCGTCTCTGAAATGCAGTTGGCGGTGTACCTGTCAACGCACCCGAAAGCCGAGCTGATCTCGAAAGAGGAAGACAACGGCGAGGATGAAGCGCAGGGTGAGCGCGAGGTAGAGGCGGAACAGGGCGCGCAGGAGACCGATGCGGAGTTTGGCGAGCAGACCCCGCCGAAGCTGTGGACCGTTCGCATCAAGACGATTGAGGATCGCGGCATCGTCAAGGTTGCGCCGATCCCGCCCGACGAGCTGTTGATCAGCAAGAACCACAATTCGATCCTGCTGGATGACTGCGCCTATGTCGCGCACATCACTCAAAAGAGCCTGAGCGACATCCATCAACTCGGCTATGAGGATGTGACGATTGATGATGTCCGCGCGGCCAGCAATGAGCGCAAGACCCAAGACGGCTACTTGCGGGACATGTTCCTGGATCGTGAGCGCCTTGACGATCAGAGCCAAGATGATTCGTCCGTTCGTGGCTGGCTGATCGAAGAATACGTGCTTGTTGATTTCGACGGCGACGGCATCACGGAGCGCCGCAGGGTAACGCGCCTGGGCCGGATGATCCTCGACAACGAGGAAGTGAGCCATGTGCCGATTGCGGCATGGACGCCCTACATCCTGACGCACCAGTTCAACGGCTTGTCTGTTGCACAACTGGTGTCTGACTTCCAGCGCATCAGCACCGAGATTTGGCGCGCGCAGCTCGATAACCTTGACCTGGCGAACAACCAAGAGACTGTTGTTCTGACCGACTCGCAGGGCAACCCGCAAGCCAACATTGACGATCTGTTGAATCGTCGGCCTGGCGGTGTGCTGCGTGAGAACGTGGCGGGCGCTATCAGGCCCTATGCGCAGCGCTGGCAGGGCATCGAAGCAATGCCCATGGTTGAGATGCTCAACAGCGCCAAAGAGAACCGCACGGGCTGGACGCGATACTCTCAAGGCCTTGACGCTAACAGCCTGAACAAAACAGCAACGGGTGTTCAGGCGATCATGAACGCCAGCCAGAAGCGGATGAAGCTGATGGCACGCATCATGGCTGAGTGTCTTGTCGCGCCGATGTTCCGTGGCATCTTCAAGACGCTGCAGGACTACTGCATGGAGAAGCTGACATTCAAGCTCTCCAACAAGTTCGTAGCCTATGAGCCGCAGAACTGGCGCGACGGCTTCGATATGACGATCAATGTCGGCCTGGGGACTGGCGATGTGATCCAGCAGGCTGGCTATCTGCAGCAGATCGCACAAGCGCAGTTCGCGTTGATGGGCACCCCGATGGGCGGGCGCGTGGTGACTGAGGCTAACGTGTTCGCGGTGCAATCTCGCATCGCTGAGAACGCTGGCTTCAAGAACCCGGCCGAGTTCTGGACCGACCCGAAGCAATTGCCGCCACCTCAGCCGCCACAGGCCCCGCCTGATCCGCGCGTGATCACGAAACAGATGGAGCTGCAGGCCGACGCGCAGAAGTTCCAAGCGACGCTGCAGGCCGACCAAGCCAAGTTCGCCGCCGAGATGCAGTCTCAATTGCAGATCGACCAGAACCGCCAAGAGTGGGAGGCGCGGCAGAAGCAACTGGAGCTTGAGCAGCAGGCTCAGCTTGACCAGCTCCGCGCGCAGTACGAGATGCAAAAAGAGGCCGCGCGCCTTGAGTTCGACAAGTACAAGGCCGACCTTGATGCCAACGTGAAGCTGGCTATTGCTGAGAAGAACGCAACGCCGCCGATGGATGTCGCACCGCTTCAAGGCGCGATCCAGCAGCTCGCGGACCACATCACAGCCCCGGTGCAGATCATTCGAGACGCATCAGGTCGGGCAATCGGCGTGCAAAAGGGCGCGTCGGTTATGGAAATCACACGCGGCCCTGATGGCCGAGCAACTGGAGTGCAATAACCATGGGGATAGCCTACGCGGCAACACTGCGCAATTCGATGCTTGACGCAATCACCACGCTTGCGGGCGCTTCGGCTCTGCTGCGCATCTATGACGGCACCCGCCCGGCAACTGGCGGCACCGCCACCACGCTGCTGGCCGAACTGACGTGCAACGCGACGTTCGCGCCTGGCGCAGCGGCTGGCGTGCTGACGCTCAACGCGATCACGCAGGATTCGAGCGCCAATTCGTCGGGCACTGCAACGTGGTTTCGCATCGTCAAGAGCGACGGCACAACCCATGTGCTTGATGGCAACGTCGGCACGTCGGGCAGCGACCTGAACCTGACAACCACGACCATCGTTGCAACGCAGCCGGTGAGCGTTTCGAGTTTCGTCATCACTGAGGGGAACCCATGAGTCTGACACTCGCACAACAGGGCGCGCTGAAGGCCTACGTCCAAGCTGATCCAGTACTATCGATCAAGACGCCCAACAGCGACGGCGCACTTGACATCGCCAATGCGCTGAACAAGCCTGATCCAAGCGGGTATCAGGTATGGCGCAGCAGCACCGAAACGGGCGCCATCCTCGACGCGATCACCTGGGCGAACCTGACACCCGTCGGTGTATCAGACGGCAGCGCAATTGCGCTGCAGAATGAATACAAGTGCCAAGGCAGGCAGCTCAATCTACAGATCATGCTGCAGGGCCGAGAATCCCTCGGCACCGGGCGTCTGACGACGCGGCAGGGCCTACAGGATGCGCTGCAAAACGTGCCGTCCGGAGCTGGCGGGGCACTGCTGGACGCTGGATGGATCGGTGCCGGCAAGGTAAAGGCCTCTATCACACGGCCGGCCACTGTGCTGGAGAAGCTCTTCGCTACTGGTGCCGGGACCGCTGCGAACCCGAGCACGATGGCCGTCGAAAGTCCGATTGACTATCCGACCGTTTCGACGGCAATGGGCTGGGGTTGATCAATGGCGACTGTGAACGTCAGTTACGCAACAGCCGCTTCCATTACTATTGACCTGGCTAACCTTGCAAGCTCGGGGACGTTCGTGTCAGGACGTGAGTCGAACCAAATCGACAACACGTCTAACAAGTACATGGATTGCCTGGTGCGCGGCGAGATTTCTGTCGGCACTACGCCAACGGCTAACACTGCGATTGCGGTGTATGTGTGGGGCAGTAATGTCTCTCTGGCAACTACGCCGATTGACACGCTAGACGGCGTTGATAGCGCGGAGACGCTGACCAATACCGGCATCCTCAACGCGCTGCGCTGGGGGGCGTCTGTGGCTGTTCCTGCGGCTACGTCCGATGTCGCCTACGAAATTCTTCCGTTCAGCGTGGCATCTCGCTTTGGCGGTGTGATGCCCAAGTTTTGGGGCCTGTATGTGGCTCACTCGACGGGTGTCAACCTGCGGAATAACGCGGTCAACACCAACGGTCTGGAGTACGTCGGGATTACCTACACGGTTGCGTGATGCTGGTCCTTCGCAAGCCCCGGACTGAGCAGCCGCAGGATTTTGGCGCTCTTGATTGGGGCGACTCAATCACTGCTGGGCTGCTGTTCCATGCGCCGCTGCACCCTGGCTGGGGCATGCTCGATCTGGTGTCTGGCGCCGCTTGCACCAAGACCGGCCTCGGCACCAGCGCAGCAACGCCGGCGGGCGTTATGCCGGTCTTCGGATCGGGCAGCTATGCCGACTTCACGGCGCCAGCAAACTTTGATGGCTCGCGGCCCTTCACCATCGCGTGGGTGCAGCAGCCGATCTCTCCCACCGGCTACAGCACCGTACTGGACGTTCGGCCGCCGGTCAATGCCGCAAACTCGTTCCTGATCTATCAGTCTGCGTCAGACACTGGTTATCAGTTCGTGGTCGGCCCCCGCGATGGTGGCGGCAATGGCAAGCAGGCCCGATTTGATATTGGCCTGCAGACCCACGGGCGGCTTGATGTGTTCGTGTTGGTGGCGCCCGCCGGCCTTGCCACCGCCACGTCGGCTTATGTGCTGTATCGCAATGGTGTGCGCCAGGCTGCCGCCGTGGCTTCTCAGGCATTCGGCGCTGCATCACCAACGGGGATGCGCGTGGGGAGCGTCCTTGGCTCGCCTGGTGACCCGTTTGAAGGGTTGCTTGGTTGCGTTTCGGTATGGGCTCGGGTGCTATCGGATACCGAATGTTTGCGGATGTCTACGCAGCCGCAAAGCATCTATGCACCACAAATCATCTCCATCCCTTGGCCGGCGGCCAGCTCGGGTGTATCTGGCACTCTCGCCCGAACCAACGCGAACGACACCAGCAGCGCAGCCGGCACGACGACGGTACGTGGCACGCTGGCTCGCACAAATGCCAACGATACGGCGGCGGCAAGCGGCTCGACCACAGTTGTCGGCTCGCTGGCCAGGACGAATGCAAACGACACCGCTGCGGCGAGTGGAGCGGTAGGTAGCTCGGGCGTAAGCGGATCGCTCGCAGCGACGAACGCAAACGATACGAGCGCAGCGACTGGCACGACGACCATCGTCGGCACGCTGGCCAAAACAAACAACAACGACACCAGCACGGCGAGCGGATCGCCTGTTGTGTCTGGCGCTCTAGCGCGCACGAACGCGAACGACACGGTTGTCGCAAGCGGTGCGGCTGGGGCGATCACCGGGACCGTTGCCTATACCAACAACGATGACACCGTAGAGGCGCGCGGTGTAGGGGCTCCCAGCACGGGAGCAGGCGGGCTGATCCGCAGCACCTATCACAAGCCCAGCCCGCGCCTGTGGTGGCTGCGCAAGCCGAAGCATCTGGACGAGTCGGAAGCAGAAGACGCGCTAGAAGTTGCCGCTGATGCCATCGTGTCGAAGGTGGCAGAGCAGGTAGCGAACAAGGCGACACCTTCGGAAGCCAAGAAGGCGGTCAAGAAGGCCATTGCACCGGCTCTTGGTGTGATGCCTGGTTTTGACTGGAACGCGTTCTATCAAGAGGCCATGAAGGCCGGCCAGCTCGCAGCCGATGAGCAGCGGGCGATGACTCAAGCCGCGATCAAAACGCAGATCGTTCTGGCAATGCAGGCGCTGCAACAGCGTCGGTTTGATGATGACGAGGATGATGTCGCCATCTTGGCGATGTTGCTATGACGCCAATTGAAGAACAGACCCGAGGCCATCGCGCCTCCGAACTGCTGGAAAACGAGCTTTTGCAGGAGACGCTCGACGCGATCCGCAAAGAAGTGATCCAGCAGTGGAGCGAGTGCCCGGCCCGTGATTCACAGGGCAAAGAGGCGCTTTGGCAGCTCCACAAGATGGCGGAGAAGTTCGAGAACATCCTCAAGGGCTATGTCCAAACCGGAGTCCTTGCTAGTGAGAACCTGAAGCGATACGAAGAACAGTCGAAGCTGTACCGGATGTTCAGAAGCTGAATTCGGCACGGCCGATATGCAAGCGCCCTCGAGGCGCTTTTTTTGTGCCCGAAAGGGCGATCAAGTGAGGTGTTATGGACATCGAACCGCAAAGCGGAATGTCTGATCTGTTGGCAGCGCTCGGAGACGAACCCAAGTCCGAAGTGGTTGAAGAAACCACCCCTGAACCCGACGAGGGCGAGCAGGAGCAGGCCGAAGGCGTTGAAGACGAAGCCGAACAACCGCAGGAAGACGCGCAGCCTGATCTGATTGATCTGGACGGCAAGAAGCTGGAAATCCCCGAGGGGACGCCTCCAGAGCTTGTCAAGACAGTTCAGAAGATGGCCGCCGACCTGAAGGCGGATTACACCCGAAAGACGCAGGCCGCTGCGGATGCTGAAAAGCACATCCAAGCGACTGTGCAATCCCTCGAACATCGGCAGAAGCTGATGGGCGAGACGGCAGAAACCTGGGCAGACCTTAGGGACGCTCAGAAGCGAGTTGAACAACTCAAAGCCGTCGATTGGACTGCGCTGGCCGACCAAGACCCGGCCCAAGCAACGAGGTTGATGGTGATGTACCAAACCGCGCAAGCGGAAGTGCAAACCAAGGGCTTCGCCTGGCAGCAGTCGTTGAACCAGTTGAACCAAGTAACCGAACAGCAACGCGCGCAAAGCACGGCGACCCAATGGGCCAAAGCCGCGAATGAAGCCCGCCAGGCACTCGGAGCGCAGTTCAACGAAAAAGCCAACGTCGCCGCGCAGAAGTGGCTTCAGAAGAAGGCTGGAACTTCGGACATGAACGCCATCGCTGGCCGATTCGCTGATCCGGTTGTTCTCGAAGCCATCGTCAAGGCGGCGCAATGGGATGCCGCGAACGGCAAGCCCATGCAAAAGGTGAGCGATGCGAAACCCACGGTCAAACCGTCAGCACCGCAGCCGAAGCGTGAAAACAAGTCGGCGCTTGAACGGTTGAAGACAACCGGACGCGCTGAACACCTAATCAATTTTCTGTAAGGCAGAACCGAAATGGCACAACCCACCAATACCTTTGATTCCTATGACGTGACCGGCAACCGTGAAGACCTGCAAGACAAGGTTTACATGGTGTCGCCCGAGAAGACCCCGGTTTCCTCGGCCGGCCGACGCTTCACCGCAACCGCCAAGTTCCACGAGTGGCAGCGAGACACCCTGGCGACGCCGAACAAGGACAACGCCGTAATCGAAGGCGACGACCGCACCGGCACCGCGCTTGTTGCTACCAACCGCGTCGGCAACTATGCGCAGTTGTTCGACAAGGTGGCTGTTGTGACGACCTCGCAGCGCGCAACCAAGTCGGCCGGTCGCTCGGACGAAATGCGCTACCAGATCGCCATGAAGGCCATCCCCGAGCTGAAGCGCGACGTGGAAGCCATGATGATCAGCAACAACGTGGCGGTGGCCGGCAACAGCACCACGGCGCGCAAGTCGGCGGGCCTGGGCGCGTTCATCTACAGCAGCATCTCGCACGGCGGCGCGGGCGCAACTCCTGCGCACACCTCGGGCGCGCCTACTGCCGCGCTGACGGCCGGCACTAACCGGGCGTTTACTGAGGCGCTGCTCAAGACGGTGCTGCAAAGCATTGCCACGAACAGCGGAGAGCAGCCGAGCCTTCTGTCTGTCACGCCGTCGCACAAGGGCACGTTCTCTGGCTTCTCCGGCATTGCGGCCAACCGCTTTCAGACCTCGCTGTCTGCAAAGCAGCAAAACCGCATCGTTGGCGGGGCTGACGTGTACATGGGCGATTTCGGCGAGCTGACCGTGGTCCCCAACTACGTGCAGGCAACGGCCAACAGCGATACCGCGCTGATCCTCAACCCGGACCACTATGGCCTGGCGTACTTCCAGCCGTGGAAGACCACGCCCCTGGCCAAGACCGGGCACACCGACAAGGAAATGGTTTCCTGCGAGGTGCTGACCGTGGTCACCAGCGAATCGGCGAACGGCAAGGTCGCCAACCTGAATCCGTAAGCCAACCAACCGTGAGGGGGGGGGCTTCGGCCCCTTTTTTACGAATGGACGAAGTTTTCAAGATCCAGGATTACGACCCGCAACTGGGCATCGCCACGACGGTGCACCGCGTTGAGGGCAAAGCAGTCATCCAGAAGACCTATGACGCTGAGCCGTTCATTGAAGCCGCGAAGTCGATGCGTCATGCGACTAGCGGCGAACGTTGGGGCGAGCTGCGGCACGTTGGGTTCATCCCGCCCGCCGAGCTGGGCAAGATGATGCGGCAAGACGGTGGACTGGATCGAAAGCGGCTGACTGCGTGGCTAAAGGCCAATCCTGCGCTGGTGACGTTTGACAGGCTGCTCAAATGAGCTATTCCCAGCTTACGACCGATGTCGCTTCATGGCTGCATCGCGCTGACATCACGCAGGCCAACTTCTCGCGGTTTACTGCGATGGCTGAAGCTCGCATGGCTCGGTTACTCCGCGTGCGTCAGATGGAAGCGCCGCTTGTCTCGACTGAGATTGACGCGGACTATGAGATTGCGCTACCTGCCGACTTCGTGGCAACAAAGGTGCTGTACTCGGTCGGATATGAGCGCGCTCCGCTGACGGCTCAAACGCTGGACTACATCACGTCGCGCGGGGTCGTCTACGGCATCCCAAAGAACTTCGCAGTCACTGCTGATGCTTGGCGATTTGACGGGACTGGTTCTGTCGCTGGAACGTATTACCAAGCACTCCCGAGCCTTGAGACTGACGGCACGACCTGGCTAGAGACTCTTGCGCCTGATTTGTACCTGTTCTCCGTGCTTGCCGAAGCGTGCATGTTCGTTCAGGACTCAGAGCGTGCCGCGCTGTATTCAGGTCGTGCGCGTGAGTTGCTGCAAGAGGTCAACGCCAACGACCAGCGAGACCGCTTTAGCGGCCTGCTTGTTTCTTCCAAGAGGCTCTGATGCTCACCTACAAAGAACGATACGACCTCATCAGTGACGCTGTATTTCAGCAGCGCATTCAATATGCGGCTTGGGTCACTGCGCTCGCGTTCGCCAATGAAGTTCCGGGCACTGTGAATCGCAGGCAGTGGGCAAAGGCTGCTCTCCAAGGCGCTCTTGACACTGATGTCATGCGGCGCTTTGCAATCCAGGTCAGCGCAAACCAGAACGTTGGCGCCGCTGGCAAGAATGCCCTAGATAGTGACATCCAGGCGGCCGTTGACGCTGTAGCTTCGGACGTTGCCGGATGAAATTCCTGCCTGACGCGCCCCGCGACACTCCCGAAGTGCTCACGGAAGTTGAGGCTGTGCCTACCGTCCGAGGGTATGCGGGGAGCCCTACTGTCATCAATGGCGGCTATGCGGCGCTATCTGCTGCCTGCAATGGTGCGGCGCTCATCTTCAAGCTCGACGGCTCTATGCGGATTTTCGCTGGCACGCAGAGCAAACTGTACGAGGGATCGGGCGGAACGTGGACGGATCGCAGCCGGGCAGGCTCGTACACGACAGGCGACATCCGCTGGTGTTTCGCGCAGTTCGGCGATACCACGCTTGCGATAAATAAGGCCACCGTACTTCAGAGCAGCACAAGCGGCGCATTTGCTGACGTAGCAAACGCCCCCAAAGCGGCGTGCATGGAGACAGTCGGCGGCTTCGTGGTGCTTGGCAATACGGACGACACCGGCCTGGCGATCACTGGAGGCCCCAACGCCGATCAGGGCAACCGTTGGTGGTGCTCTCAGCTTTTTAACGCAACGGGCACATGGGCGCCTTCTGCGGCCACTCAAGCAACGAGCGGCCTTCTCGTTAGCTCCCCCGGCAAGATCATCGCCATGAAGCGGCTAGGCGATCAGGTCATTGCCTACAAGAATCGGGCAATCCATGTCGGGC